GCTTGACTATCATCTAACGCATAATCATAGCAGTACACACCATAAGGAATTTTTAATTTATCGCATTTATCTGCAAAGTATTCAAATTTCTTATCTGTATGTTCTCCGTAGGAAGCTCTTACGATCACAAAGTCATATTTGGATAAATCAATATCTGAACTATTCCATTCCGAAACATCAATTCCATATCCCTTAACATTCTTAGTGTAATCCGTTGTAGTTGGTTTAGAAGGCTCTGTAGAAGGCTTAGAAGGCTCTTTTGTATCTTCCTTAGTATTTGTATCAGGAGCACTAAATTTCGCCCACATTTGGCTTCTATCCTCTGTAGCAGACACCGCAACAAAGAACTTTCTGTCTCCTTCTTTACCTACGACATATCTATGTCCATTTGTAACGCACTTCCAATAATAACGAATCTCATCTCCTGAATTGCATTGGCCAAAGATTTCTCCACTTGGATTATCGTAATGCTTATGTACACCATCAACAATGAATGTAGCAATACCATCTTCCTGAGTTAATTCAATGTCTTTTGTTTCAGGAGCGCTGATTGTGGCCCACGGTTCAACACCATATGATTCACTACCACTAACAGCCGCAAAGCATCTAACTCCATTAGTATGAATCCACGAAATCCATCTATGTCCATTTCCAATCCATTTTTCTGTATAGACTTGCTTTTCACCCTTTACAAATGTTCCGTAAGAAGAACCTGTTGGAGTATCTCTATGGATAACGATAGCAGTATCATTTTCAAATGTTGCCATTCCATTCTCTTTAATCAATTGAGAAGCATCATATGTAGAAGCATTTGTATAGAATTTAGGTCTTAAATATCCCCAAATAGCTCCTTGATAATTCAATGGCCATAACATGGCTTTAGGGTTGCCTAAAACGTTCTGAGAGAGTGCTCTACCTTCCCAATAGATAAATATATGTCCGAATCTAGAATCACCGCCTACAGACACTCCCACATCACCATTTTGGGGAGCACCCGTAACAACATCAAAATAACTTAATACACCATTATTAGCTCGATTGAACCACCAATCTTTAGCATGACCACGTGCAATACATGGTTTCCCTCCCCATGCCATTAAGCCTTGAATTAACGAAACACATTGGCCACCATATGGTTCTTCACCTTGAACATAATTGATGTTCATTATTTGCCCTTTATTGTTAAAAACCTTATTGATAGCATAGTTATAAAACTCTTGTGGAGTTCCCATTTTTCATCCTCCTTAGTTTTTATCTAGCAGAAAGTCTTGGATTTCGTCTCTAGTCTCTTGGAGTTTGTCTTTGTCATTTTCAGAAAGCATATTGTTGATGATCGCAATGTTTGCTTTTAGTGTCAAATTCCCACGTTGCTTATCTTCTTCCAATCTTTCTTCATGTTCTCCTAGTTTCCTAGTATGCTCATTCAATTCTTTCTTAATCCCTTCTTGTGTGATAACTAAACTTTCAATTGATTTTATTCTCTCATTGTCTCTTGCTAACCATTCTTCGTGTTTTCTAACGGTTTCTTTTAAATCGTCATTAGGTTTCTTTACCTCTTTAATAATCTTCACAACTCCCCAAGCGGAAGCAATGAAACCTAGAAGCCATAAAACGTATTCTAAATCAATAGTGATTACTTTCACTATTAGTCACCTTTGACGTTGATTTTATCAATTCCATTATCTAATTGAATCTTAACGTATTCTTCAATTTCATCAAAAGTACTTTGAACGATTTCACTAATCATTTCTTTTGTGATAATTCCATGCAATGCATCAGGCACTAGATCATAAAGCTTACCGACAACTTCTTCAAACTTCTTACCACCAGCATTAGTTGTATCTTTGTAGTTGTCCTCAGCTTCTTTAATGTAAACAACTGCTTGTGCAGTAATTTTGGCAATCACTTCTTGAACTTCTTTTGCTTTAGTTTTAGCTTTGGTACTGAATTTAAAATATAAAGCTAATCCCCCACAAACTAAAGTAGCAGCAGTCTGTAATAAAGTTAAAAAATCTTGTACATTCATAAATTTACACCTCCAAAAATATTTCATCTCTCTCATATTTTCTGAGGTACTGTTTTATGGCATCTCAATTATATAATGAAAAGAAAAGGACGTACATTATCGCCCTTTCTCTTTATCCAAAACATCAATTCCGTTCATATATAGAATCTCATTCTGTTCTTGAATGATTTTATTTTGCTTATCAATAATATCTAATAAATATTGAATATACTCGAAATTACTCAAAATCAATCAACTCTTGATATTCTGCTTTAGTGATTTTCTTTTTCTTATAAGCTTGTTCTACTAAGAAAATATAATTATCTTTGCTATACTTTCCGTCAATCACCCTGCTTTTCTGATTATTCAAAATCCTGTACATGAGTCATTCCCTCCGTTTCTTCTTCGTCAACAGGTAATTCGATACCTGCCATACAAGCAACGTATTCTGTTAGAAACTTTTGATTTGCCAATTCATCTTTTGTAGATTGAACTTGAGAAGCTTGATATTCTTCTTCCGCTTGTTTGTCGATAGAAACATCTAATTGTTTGATAATCATACTTTTATCTCCTTCCATAGATTAGCATAATACGCATCTATCCTTTGCAACAACTTGTACGTATTTCCTAATTCTGCGTGTGATTTCCAACTATGAAGGCTTGCATCAATACTTTCTTTTGTCATTTCACCTTTCTTGGATTTAATGACTTGTTTCTTTAATTTTCGCCTTTCATGTTTTATATTTTCTGAACTTAGGTTGTAATAAACCTTGCCCGTTTTTGATAGCGTAGCTTTAAATCCTAGAAACATGAACCCTTTATCTATTCTTAGAACTTTAGCTTTCTTTGGGTTAGGTTCAAACCCTAATTCGATTAACCTATCACAAACTACTTTCTTCCATTGCTTCGCTTTTTCTTTGTCATTTGTAATCAAATAGGAATCATCCATATATCTTATGAAACTTTTGCAATGTAATTTTTCTTTGATGAAATGGTCTAATTCATTTAATAAGCTTATGCCAGCAATCTGAACCATTTGAGAACCTGGATTATATCCAATGTCTCCTGAATATTGTGTATCTAACACATCTTGAGACATACTAGCAGTATCTGAATCACACATCTTATAAAAACATTCATTGACATCTTTATGTCTCATGTTTTGATAATATCCATGTATATCTATCCATACAACATACCCTACATTTGTTTTGTTGTTGATGTAGTATCTATGAAGATACTTTCTCATTACGTCCATAGCTTTCTTTGTTCCTTTATACTTTTGACAAGCTATATTTGTATAAACGAAATGTTTTGTAGTTTGAGGATATAATGAATTATCGTTAATGCTACGTTGATAAATTCTATCTCTAAAAGGAATACTTAAACATTCCCTTCTCTTTGGATATGTAACAATAATTGGTTTAGGTTTTCTGTTTATCCATGTATCATTCTGTAATTGTTCTTCCATCTTCAAACAATTTTCTACACCATTTAATACAAATGATTTAACACTTGGTTTCCAAGATACATTTTTCTTACATTTCAACATTGAATCAAACAATTGATCGTAGTCTGTAATATATTCTTTTATTTTCAAAATAATAGTTTCCTTCCGTCATAGTTAGCTACCATCTATTTTTAAGAGGCTCTAACATCGGTGGCAAAATACACTGATTTATGCATATTCTGCGGTATTGTTCGCTCAAATGAGCTGGGATGAGGTTCCTTGTTTACACATATCAAATCGTATCAACATCTTAGGTTGACCATATAGTTTAAGTTGATAAACAATCGGGGCGAACGTATTCGCATTGGAAGCGTTGTTGTTGTTGACATTGCCACTAGTGTGCACAAGCCACGTATTACAAGCATCGCCTCGGCTGGCTGAACGCAACCGGACGGACTGAGAATCAACCTACATCCCGTATGTATTAGTATTTATTAATAATTACTAATTGATATATTTTGCATATCGCTCTTTATCTGCATTATGCCATGCGATATACATTCTCTTTACTGTTACTACTTGATTAGTCCAATATTTAACTCGTTTTCCACGAATGTTAAATAATGTCTTTGCTACATCTATGTCAGACAATAAATCTATACAAAGGAAAATGGCTTCACGTTGGTATCTACTGCGTTCTTCCCATCTTTCATGTCCTGTCTTACCTTGAACATAGATTGCATTTGCTCTTTTTCCTAGCCTGTATATATCTTTTGCCTTCTTAATCATGTCACCCGTCATTGTCTGATAATACTCAGGCGGAAAATTGTTTGTGTTTGAACAAATCTTTACAGTATACAAAGACAAGTTTCTTGCTTCCCATAAACAATCCAACATTTTATTTGTCGGTGTGTCAGGTACATTTCTTTCATTTACATTAGTTGCCATTCAATAATTCCTTTCCTTGTATGGGGCAGTACGTTGTCTGCCCCGATTTTAGATTTATGCGATGCAAACAAGCGGGGCGAACGTA